ATGTAGAAGTAGACCGGACAAATGGAAACCACTTCACCCCCCCTAAGAAACCGCTATGAAAAGTACAACTAAAGAAAACGTTGTACTTGCCAATCCAATTAATTATTATGTTTATTTTGTTGAGCACGAAAGATTGCAAAAGGTATCGAAGAATACCTTCAGGAAGAGTACTGGTAAGGTATGGAAACCCAGACGTAACGATCTGGTTCGAATTCATTATCAGTCGGAACTGTCCACTCGCTATAACGTTAAGCAGTTAACGCAAGCTATTCAAAAGTGGATACCTGAGAGCTTCTTAAAAGACATGTGGGTGCTGGCAGAAATGCTACCTAAGTTGTTACAAATTGCAAAGATCGGCAATGAGTTAATGACTCCTACTAGTCTCGCACGTGTTGGATCTATCATGGTTCGTATCATCAAAGTCATCTCTTCGAGTGAAATAGACTTAGGTCTTTTAACATCGCTTATTCTCGATATGTACTCGATGACTTCCTTCGTGGCTCAATCTCTGGATTCAATGGTACTAGGTATCGCAATAGAATTTTTACCCAGCTGTGTGAAGAATCTGTTGAGAAGTGTATCTATGATATCTAGGATAAAGCTAATGGAAGAGTACCCGTTGTGGCAGTGGCTAACAGACCTCATACGCAATTGCTTTGATTTTTTGGCGAAGGTGTTGCCTATCCCCCAAAAAATGAAAGATTTGCTATCGAAGGTGGTTAGTTATTTGCCGATCGGTACCCATTATTTGCTTATTGGAGAGATAACGAAAGCCATGGATGATTACGCAAAACAAAAACAATTGATTGGAAATCAAGCATTTCAAGAGCAAGTACTCGCCTTGAACGAAAAAGTCGCAACTTCAGAAGAACTACAAGATATGCGCAAACATTCAGTGTCGGTCGACCAAAAATTGAATCGATTCAGACAACTGATAGTTAATGTAAATAGTTACCGCAATACGTCGCGCGTGGAACCAGCCATGTTCGTCTTTGATGGCCCACCCGGAACATTAAAATCGGTGGTTATGACTAAAGTGTTGTCCAATCTTGGATTAACAGTTTACTCCCACTTGATAAAGGCATCACAAGACGGAAAAGACTTTTACGACGCGTACGATAACCAAGACGTCTTTTACATGGATGACGTCGGACAACAAGGACGGTCTCAATGGCGCACATTCATCAATATGATTTCATCAGTCAGAATGCCATTGGAGTGTGCAAACGTCGCTTTGAAAGACACCAAATTTTTCAGCAGTGATACTGTCTTGCTAACAACGAATAACTTCATGAACCTCCATGGGTTCACTGAGCAAGATTGTATTTCTAGTCCTGAGGCTTTGTTTAGACGAGGTCTCGTCTTCGATTTTACGAAAGTAATAAGAGAAGGAGGGTTGCTGAAAGGTGAAGTCTCCTTTAAAGTTTTCAATCAAAAATCACAGGCTTTCGAACGTATGGCTCCTGCTGGCATGCATTGGCCCTCGAAATTACCGTTTTGTATAGCTGTTGAAGCCACATCAGAATCGCTACTTCGTTTAGTGGCATGGATTAAAGTGGTAATTCTTGCTGTGCGCTCATGGAAAAAAGAGAACTACGTCTCGTTGAACACAACAGACGAGGAGAAAGAATTAATCACACTTCACGAAAAAGAGTTTCTCGGAGAAGGACTAACTATTAGTGCCTTACAACAATCCCCCAACAACGGTTTCACCGCTCTGGAAACAATTTCGGTTACGAACAATAACTACGCACTGGACTTTAGTATTGTCGACGCTTTGGCAATAACCCAAGAAGTAGACGAAAATGAAACAATACGAACGCTCTTTCGTAAGGGAGACTGGGATAAATATCTACGGACAACATGGTATGAGACAATCTTCGCTCACTTAAAAGAAATTGCAAGCGTTGTATGGGAACAAATCCTTAACTTCAAAAAGAACGCTTCATTTTGGGTTAAAAAGGATCCCGAGCTCACAGCTACAATCGCAGTATATGGCGTGATAGCCATAGTCATGTTTTTAGTTGAAGGTTGGGCCAAACGCTACAAAGAGGCACAAATAAAGGATAATTTTGTGAGTGAAGAGCTTCAAGATACGTTAGATTTCGTGAGAGCAAACAAAGATACCGTGTCTTCACAAGTGGAAAAGATACAACGCCACATGTATCAAGTCACTGTCGATTCCAACGAAGGAGTTACTGTTTGGGGCCTCTGCACTGGAAGGTATGTAATATTACCATGCCATGCTATTGGCACCAATACAACACCAGTGATCACAGTCTGGAAGGACAGAAGTCTTCGACATGCTATCATAGACCACTTTACTACCTCCGTCTCTCTGCGAAAACCCGAAGAAGATATGGCTTGTTTGTATCTCGGACCAGCCTTTCCTACTCCTTTTAAAAAATGTGCCATCTCGGAAAGTGCCGCTACCGTGACCCATCTGACAACCGGAGTTGGAAGTATTCCGATAGATAGAATCAAAGTCGAAGACACTTATGGAACAATCACTTATGATCTTAAAGACACAAAAGGTCAATCGTCTTACAAGAATTCCATCGCCAAATATCAGCGGATCGTTTATGGAATACACGCTAAAGGCTTGTGTGGTTCTCTAGTCACAGATCTGGACAAAGGGGCTTGTGGAATGCACGTGGCTGGCAACTACAGCACCAACGCAGGAGTTTCAATCCTTTGGAGTCTAGCTACTAGAAAAAGTTTAAACAAATTAATCGCGCAAGAGGTAGAAACCGAGTTTGAAATCCACGCCAAAGACTTCAAAGAGTTCAGCGGAATGCGGTTAAAGAATAAAGTAACTGCTAATGTGGCATCCAAGAGTAGCATTCGCCCATCTCCATTAGCTGGAATCTATCCAATAGATCGCATACCAGCAGATCTACAATTGTATGGAAGGTGTACAGTGAAAGACATCGCAAAGAAATCTATGAAATTGGTAAAGGACTTCGGAGAAGATGAGTTGAAATTCGGCGAGCAAGTATTGCGTAGTATGACTAAGGAGTTTAGTCCTCTCACGGAAAGCGAAATTGTTAACGGCGATTTTGAACTATCAGGTCTTAACAAAAAGTCTTCCAATGGATACAAAATGGACCCATCAAAAGATACCTACATTGACTTTCCCGCTGGAAAGTTCACCGATAGGTGTAAGGAAGAACTCGCTGCCTTAGAGGCTTCTATTGTAGCCGGTTCTCCTGATTGGGAGAAGTTGTACTGGGTAGAAGCTTTAAAAGATGAAATTCGAAACGAAGAAAAAGCAGGAGTGCCTCGCTCGTTTAGAGTCGGAACTATTTTGCACCAAATATTATCAAAAAAGATTTTCGGAAATTGGACAAGACAAATAATGGCAGAAAGAGATTTCAATAAGATCATGATCGGGTCGAACCCTATAAAAGAATGGCCCAAGATGTATTCTGCGTTAAAAACCGGAAAGGTATTTGCCGGGGATATCTCTAACTGGGATGGAAATATGGCTCCTCAAGTACAACAATTAATTACCAGAGTGATAACGGAGTATATTGTGGGAGAGAAAGAAAAGAAAATAGGAGAATGCCTATTACAAATGATGCACACGAGCTTGGTTGTCGTACAAGATGACTTATATCTCACAACACATTCGATGCCTTCCGGATCCTTTCTCACGGCCATTTTAAATAGCGTAGTGAATAAGTTATACACAGCTATTTGGTATTACAGACAGGTACCAGGAGCATCAGTATCTGGCTTTTGGCAAGACGTTGACGATTTTGTCTACGGAGATGATAAAGTCAACGTCATCCGGAAACATGAGGACTTGCTCAATGCCGTCACAATGAAAACATTTTTTGAGAGCGTTGGCATGGGCTTCACGGATTCAGTGAAGAAACCAATTTCAACTCCTTTTCAGGAAATCTCCGAAATCACATTTTTGAAACGATCATTCATATATCACAATTTACTCCACCAAATTGTCCCTGCTTTGGAACTACGCACTCTTAGGAATTCATTGTCATGGGCTGATACGAAGAGTGACGTTGAGACCGTGGTTAGAGATAAAATTAATAATTTTCAGAGAGAAATATATCTGCATCCAAATCGTGAGGAGTTGTTAGCAGATTTTTTAACAAGGCTGAAAGCCTATAATATCGAACCCCCCATCCTCACCAGCACTTACCTACAGTACTTGTACAAGCAAGAACCAGAACAGTATTTGCTAAAGTATTATTAGTCTGAACCACGTTTAAGGTACTCGATTACCGCGAAAAATAGACTGTTATACTATTTAAATAAACGTGGCTATCGAGGGTCACGAAGTCGCTTAGTTTTAACTAATGTAATCGACTTTACACAATTAGTTACAAATTCAATTAAAACAATTAATTTTTCAATATTTGAAGGGCAAGCTGAATCGTCTGCTCTTCATAAACAATCAATAGCTCAAATTGAGACAGGCGTTCTGTCGCAAGATCAGTCCAATTTGTCTTATCAATCTGAGTCTACGTTCACAAACGGAAACACTACAAATATGACCGATGGGTCTTATAATGCCACAGTAAATCCTGTCGCAGATAATTATTTTTCTACTCTTAGAACTAGAAGTATAGTTGAGCCTGAGTTTTTATACGATAAGTTTCCTAAATTCGAGAACGTTCCAAAAAATTTGAATATCGACTACACAAAAATTTTAAATAAACCTTATTTCGTTAAAAATGTAGTGTGGAAGGTAGGGGATGCTCAATATGCAAAGATAAATTTGCTAAATATACCTACGGATATTCTAGTCAATGAGCTAACACAATATCCCTTCCATACGTCAGTTATGTACAGAGCTAGAATATCTCTGATTTATCAAGTTGCTGCAACCCCCATGCATCAAGGATCATTGATCGTTGCGGCCTGTCCGACAGGATTTAATGATGTAAATTATACCTCTAATAATATTGTTAACCCTATGATGTCTGCACCGCACGCTTTCTTGTATGCTAATGAATCTACTGCAGTGCGTCTTCAAGTACCTTTCTATGTAAATGGCAAAATGGCAATGACTGCTTTTAAGTCTAATACTATTATGCCATCACCTTTTGATTCAGGAAATTACTCTGAGGTAGTAATTGCAGTTTTGAATCAGCTTGAGTGCCCAACGAGCGCAGTCACTGAAGTAACCGTCTCAGTTCATGCCGTTTTTGACGAACTTGACTTTTACGTCCCTCATATTGACGTTGCTTGGGAACCTCAAGGCATCATGGATTACCTAGGAAAGCCAATAACCAAAGGAGCTGACGGACTTGTATCATTGGGGAAGAAAACTTTTGGTGATATTTTTGACGGGTTACGCGCAGCCTTTAGGCATTACACCGGCCTTCATGCTCCTAATGTACCAATTACTCAAGATAAGACAATAGTAACAACTCGGCAAAACTTAAATTCAGTAGATTCTAAAACCTCGTATGAAAAGTTGGATCCATATTACGATTATTCTCGTATAACAAAGGATTTCATCTTTGATACTGAAGTTGATGAAATGTTGCTCGGTCATATTTTAACTAAACCACAGTTTCTAGGTACTTTCAAAGTAAAGTCGGACGATACGACAGGAACATTATTGTGGTCTAGGCCTATAACTCCGATTATTCCTAATTATTCAGGTACAGCCTACACTAATGATATCTCACAGAGAGTAAATTCTTCTAATATTTCCAACTTAATATCAGTATTTGGTTTGTTAAGCAAATATTGGAAAGGTAGTATAAATATTCATATACAGTCAAACATGACTAATTTCCATTTTTGCAAAGTACAATTAGCAAGAAATTACTCTCCAGTCGGCGAACAGTTCGGAAACAAGCCCATCTTTTCTTCTATTCAAAATTTGATGGTCGATACTATGGAGTTTTCAGGAGGCGGACAGGTTCAGACTGTTAAACTTCCTTTTGTTAGTACATTAGAAATGCTCCCTATAACTACTGATTGGATATACAATGCTTGTCAGCATGGTATGTATTATATTTACCTAGCTCAGCCTTTGGTCTCCAACGGTGCAGTCGCTAAAGATGTAAGTTTTAACGTCTATTTTTCTGTCGGTGATGATTTCCAATATTACGGTTATGCTACAAATCCATTAATGGTGCATACTCCTCAAAATGATCCGTCTTTTGAAGCAGAAGCTGCTACGATGCAACCGATCTCAGATCAAGCTAGTTTGACTAATCCGGGAATAGATACCGAACCACAAAACAGCGAAATGATGAGGCCAATAGTGAGCGTTCGTGACTATTTACGACGTTTAACTAAAGTCGAGACGTTTAGATATAGAAGAGAAGAGTTAGCCACGTTTAAAGGAGTTGTGTCTATAGACGTCGCAAATCTTCTAGGAAGAAGATCGTTTCAGACACCCTCTAAATCAATTAATGTAGCATATGCGTCCCCTTTAGATATAATTGGTCAGATGTTTTTGGGTTCGAATGGAGGCTTAAAGCTTAAATTGGTAGTAACGGGATCGAGTGTAGTGTCGGCTTGGTACATACCCCCTTCTTTTAATATTGATAATCAAGCGACTCAACTCAATTGGGCATCAACTTTCCCATTACCAGCAAGTGCTAACCAAGTTAATTATGATTTTTTCACTCACCAGTTTACTCCTGTAAATTATGGAAACTATGGAATTAAGTTTAATAATCCCGCTCCTTCAATAGAGCGTCCTAATTGGGTTAACAGTGCAGGTACCGAATCAGTGAATGTGGATGATGGAGCTTCGCAAGTATTTGCTACTACTGTCGTGCTAGAATGCCACGTTCCTAATATGTCTCCTTTCAGATTTGTGGGAGACGGTTATCAATTGTATGGCCATGACGCCAATGATCAAATTTATACAGCGACCTCAGATATGGGTCACATTGTGTTGTCTACATCTGTCCCTTGGCAAACCTCGCCAAATATTGCAAATCAAGCTTCTGATGTACATATTGCGGCATATGCGGGATTTGACGATGAAGCTAGATTGGGTTATCAAGTTAACGTTCCTAACGTTCTACTTTCAGCATTCTTGCAAGGGACAAAATCTTATCAGACTGTACCTTATTGCACACCATCAGATGTAAACGCATCTGCTTTTCCACCTTTATCATATCACTATGACACAACGGCAGCAAATTGCTACCGTCCTTAATTTTTATTTATTTTTATATTAACAAATAATTAGTCTTTAATCCGCC